CTACTTCTTTTCGAGAAATCCGAGCAGATATGCTCGCGCCTCTTCCACGCTGGTCGAACCGATCCTCTTTGGGCGAATTTTGGCGCGTGGCGCGCGTGGGATATTTCGCCTCTTCGGAGCGTTCGGGGTGGGCGCGATAGTGTCGGTGGGCGCAATATCGATGACCGGTTCCGGTGCTGGCGCGATCGTCTCGAATCGCTGGACCTCGGCCGCAGGAATGCGGATGAGGCTGCCAATACGGAAGCATTGCAGCTCACCCTGGTTGATCAGCTTGCGGACGACATTGCCGCTGCATCCCCACCGATCGGCGAGTTGGGCGACGGAATATGGCCGGACGTCATGCTCGGGTAGGATATGGCTCTGGTCGCTCATCGGCGGCGCAACTGTTCGGCACGCTGTGCGATACGGGCTTCACTCACTTCCTTGAGGTCTTTCGCCACGGCCACGCTCCTTTTTTTCGCGCATTAGCTGCGAGAAGGGAATGATCCCGTCGGCCCGCTTCCTCGAGGTTCGCCTTTCGGTGGGTTGCAACGGAGTGTTCTGGCGGACGCGCGACGCGATGTAGTTGTCGCAATCCTCAAGGCGATAAAGGATCTTGCGCGCGCTTATCCTGACATAGGCGATTTCGCCGCGGCCTCGGATGTCGCGCAGCGTTCTTTCGCTGATCCTCAGCCGTGCGGCGGCTTCCTTTTCGGTCAAAAGCTCGATCATCATTTCCGCCTATATTTCGGATCATCGGCATAGAGTGGACTGTCGGCGCGCCAATCATATGGATCGCCGTTGACGATGCGCTCAAGGTGCTTGTCGAGCGTCGGCTTGTGCCAATGATCGCGCCCGCCAAGGATGACGGGGACCGGCAGGCGACCGGCGATAATCTCGCGCTCGAATTGCGCCTCGCTCAGGCAGCAATAATCGGCCGCCAGCTTGCGGGTCATCATCGCCGGCCAGTTCGGGATGCGCTCGATGCGGGTGGTATGGGGCATGGGGCCTCTCAATCTGGGGCCATCCGAATCGTGACCCTCAATTTGGAGCGATGCTATCGAGATGTCCGGCCAGCTGACACCCCGGTTTTGAGACGGGGCGCCACAAGCGACAACCGCGAACTCATCTGTGCATTGCTGCCATTTTGAATGCTTTCGTTCCAATCTCAGCTTTCCCGCGGGTTAGAATAGGACTATCCGCCCTCGCACCATCAACGAAGTGGGGGGAATATATGTTCAAGTATGCAATTGCTGCGGCCGTCGTCGCTGTCAGCATCGCGCCAGCACAGGCGCAAGATTTTCCGGGCCTTCGTGTTGAGGCCAACGTCGGTTTCGACAGCACGCGGGGGAAGCTTTCCTATAAAGACACGGCCGCACCTGAAGATGACTTCTCAGTCGGTGAATCGACAAGTGGCGTGACCTATGGCGGGACCATTGGGTACGATGCCAAAATGTCGGACAGCATCTATCTCGGCTTCGAGGTGTCGGCCGACTTCGCCGACAACAAGCGGTGCGAAGAAGTGTTCGGCGATGATGCGGCTTGCTTCTCGCTCAAGCGCAACCTGGCTGCGGGCGTTCGCATCGGTACTGCGGTCGCGAAGTCGACCCTGTTCTATGTCGGCGCCGCATATGTGAACGGCAAAGCGCGGGTCAGCTACACCGATGAGCTCGACGCATCGAACAACATTTCCGATTCGGATGCGCGCGACGGTTACCGGCTGAGCGCTGGCATCGAACACCGGCTGAGCGGCAACATCTTCGCGAAGGCCGAATATCGCTACAGCGATTACAAGGACTATAAGCTGGCCGACGGGACCGAAAGCCTCGCGCTCGGGTTCAGCCGCCACCAAGGCGTCGTGGGCGTCGGCGTCCGCTTCTAAATCAGAAAGGCCCCGCCAGTGGACAGGCGGGGCCCTTCCGGCCTCATGCGCGTATTACAACCCACAGAGGCAATCTCGCCCCGCCGATCTTTGGGTCGCAGGGACCGACGGGTTCTCTGCGATGATAGCAAATGGAGTGGGAGTCAATTCGGATGAAGGCGGCGCTGGTTCAATGCGGGACTCACAAAAAGCCCCGCCGGTAAGGGCGGGGCAAGGGGGAGAGGTATCAGAAAAAAGGGCCCAGCCCGCAAGGAACTGCGGGACAGGTTGGCGCCTCTAAGCAGACGGATTGTTACATGCAAGTGACGGGCGTGAAAAACCCCGCCGGGCGCGGGGCTCGACGGGGTGGGTTGGCGGCTAAATCTGGAATTGTGCTTATGCGGCCTTCTTCATTTCGACCGGCTTATCATTGGATCCAAACATGGAAGTGCGCTTCAGCGACGACAGCCCTTGTGACCTAATCGCATGCGCAAATACGGCCACAAAGGCCGTGTCCATAGCTTTGACGTTCATCCCACTTCTCCGTTAGCACCCTTCGTCGGCGCAATGTTGAGGGTTAGATATAACCATGCGCCGCGCATTGCAACGCTGCTGAATATAGCGAAGTCCTTAAGCATGGATAAAGCGGACGAAAAAAATTGTCGATCCGCAGGACTACGTAGATGGAATTTCACATGCGCGGAAGGCATCTCGGATGCAGCAAGGTAAACTGTGCGCGAGAACATTCGCCCCATGATGTTCGCATAATCTTCGAGGGAGAGTTCGCCGTAATCAAGCGTCGGGGACAGAAGGAGATGTCGCACGCGCAAAACCTTACCCTCATAGCCAGGCAGAAGTGTACTGTTCACTTGTGCGATCGCTGCATAGCTACCGTCATCACCGCGGAGAGCAAAAACGCCAGCGTCTTTGGGCGATTCCGTTGCGATAGCGCGCAAAACCGGTAGGGACCCAACAGCATACTGATCGAAATCTTCACCGAACGCCTCACATTGAGCGCGCCAGTCCGTCTCAAACAGGCCCCATGTTCCTGTTGAAACCAACAACTTTTCTAAATGATGATCCATATTCCCTCCCCGTTGGTCGGGCTGCCCGACGAAAGGAACTGAGTCAATATCGAGATACCGAAAAGAATTATTCTGACCAAGTTATGCACAGGCCGGCGCTCCACCACCCATGGACGACCTGTGAATGGAACTAGCTTCCGAATCCGCCCTCCCCGGTCACAAGAGAGGTAGAGCTAGGGCTTGCGGGTCGGAAAAAGCCATTCCTCCCAGAATGTCTGGAGGCGGCGGTTCGTTTCCTCCAGGTGGCGATTAGTTGCGATCAGCGTCAACCAAAGGACGGCGCCGACACCAATTATGGCCCAAAACTCCGCGCTCATGCTAGCGCCGGTTCCGCGCCGTTCATGGCCATCATTTCGACCATAAGGCCTTGGCGCATCTCGGCGCGTTTCTTGCGCAACATGTCGGGAATCAGGAACGCGTCGATAAGAACCCAAATGAAACCGACCAAGATGAAGTAAGATAAAATCTGTAGAATCGCGCTGGCGGGGCGCCCCAAATAAAACCGATGGCCACTCACAAACCAGAGGAACAGCCAGAGCAGATAGGCAATTGCAGTGCTTGGGCCGTCATTTGTCACTCGCTGTTCGATAAGCTGTAATTGACCAGTTGAAAGCGCCATCATTTCCCTCCCATGACATCCCCCGATGTCTAATGGCTCAACCTCACAGCTATTGCTGAAGATCGCAAGTAATCAATCGTCGTTGGCGGCCTCGATCGGCTCCCCCTCGTCGAGCAGCCCCGATCGCTTAAGTTCGGCTTCGATGATGCCTTGCCCCCGATAGGGCTGCTCGACGAGCTGGGGAGAGCCGATATTGATGCTGGGAAGACCGGCGGGCAATCCATTCGGGAACATGCGTTCGACAAGTTTGGCCATCGCGCGGCTCAATTCGGATAGCCCTTCCGGGTCCGGTGCGAGACCGGCCTGGACAAGATGGTCGTGCAAGGCGCCCATCGTTTCGCTGAGTTTCTTCAGTCCTTCCGGATCGATGATCGTCTTGTTCGTCATATCGTCATCCTTTCGCTGATTTCTTCGCCGCCCGGGCTGCGGCCTTGGCGATTTCGTCCCATAGTGCTGGTGCCATGCGTTCGACGGCCTTGTGCTTTTCCCGTTCGAACGCGGGTCGCATGAAGGGCTGGGGCGCCATGCTCTCCGTCCCATATTCCACGAAGATCGAGTATGCCGCAACGCCGCCGCTGTTCTGCAGGAAGCGCGTTTTGCGCTTGTTGCGCCGGGTCTTCGATTCCTTGGGGGGCAGGACCGATCCGTCGATGCCAATGAATGTATAGACGGTGTCGTCCTTGCTCCGCAGCGAGCGGCCCCGGCCCATGTTGGCCTTCGTGCCGATCTTGATGGCCTCGCGCAGGTTGCCCTTGTCCTCGGGTGCCAGGCGCCGGGCTTCCTCGGCGATCGGCTCGGCAGCGACCTTGAGGGCGCGGGTGGCGATATTCCGGGCAGTCGCCGTCTTGCCGATCTCGCGCAATGCTTTCTCAAGCTCTTTGCCGCCTTCGAATTTGAAGCGTGATGACCCGGTGCTCATGGCTTTGCCGAAAGCAGTCGCCGTGCATCGCGCTGCATCTGGCTCTGGCTCTTCCGAAAACTGTCTGCGTTGGGTGTCGTCACGTTCCAGACGAAGGTGTTGCTGCGGCCGCCATCTCTGGCGCCGCGATCCGGCGCGTCTCGCAACGCATGGTTAGGGATGACCTGTCCCGATTGGCGTGGTGTGAACAGCTCCGGACCCTTTTCGCCAACCAGATATGTGCGGCCCGACATTGCGGGGCCGCCGCTGGCAAGCGCCCCGTCGATCGGGAGGCCCATTGCGATGGCGAGGGGGCGAGTGATGAGCTTCTGGATCGCCAGCCGAAGGAGGTCCGCGAGGATGGACTGGATCGCCCGGTGGGCCAGTTCGCGGAGGTTCCCGAACTCAATGCCGGCGGTGACCAGCGTCTCGGTCAATGTGTCGAGAGCGCGAACCCCGACCTGTTGCAGCGGGCTCAGGTCAATCTTCTGGATCGCGTCGTTGATCCGCTCCATGTCCTCGCCGAAACGATCGCTGATCTGCGCCGAAGTGTCCTCGATCGATGTTGAGCCCCGCGACAGGGTTATTGCGGTCGGATCGTCGTCAACGCCGCCGGGCCGGTCGCGATGCAGGCCCGCATATTCGCGATTGAGGGCGCGGACGGCGGCGGCATGTTCATCGGCCGAGAGCTTCCCGGCTTTGTGATAGGCATCCAGCGCAGCCCGCTCATTCTCGAAATCGATGCGGAGTGCCTGCTCGGGGAATAGCCGTGCCAGAATTCCGGCGACCGTCTGCTGAAGCTCACGGAACGCTTCGGCCGCTTTGCTGGTCGCAGCTTTGACCGGCTTGACCATCTCGGCGTCGAGGCGCTGCATGTGCTGGCCGATCTGGTCGACCATGTCGGGAATGTAGCTGTGGCCGACAACCGCGTCATACAAGCCATAGAACCAGCCCTTGACGGCTTCGACCTTCGCTTTGACGCCCTCCCAGATGGCGTTGAGCTTGGCGCCCATCCACGACCCGATGCCCTGCACCATTTGGCCGATCCAGCCGATCACCTTCGCGGGCAATCCGCCGAAGAGGCTGTTTATCGCGCTGCCCAGATGCTCGAATGCGCCAACGATATCACCGCGGAACAGTGACCCGATGGCCCGGCCAAATTCGAGCAGGGTGTTCAGAACATTCCCGACCGTCTGGGCCATCAGCTTGAGGGCGCCGAGGATGACGGGGCCGAACGCATTGTTGAAGGCCATGTAAAGCTGCCCGAGCAGGCCGATCGCGGCGCTGATCGCCGGACCCAGCGGGCCGTTCCATAGCTCGGAGAACATCGAGGTGAGGGTGCTGACGATCTCCTGAAGCGGCGGGCCGAGCGTGTCGCTGATCGTCTTCCAGAGGCTTTCGAGGACCGGGGCGATTTTGTCCCAGTTCTGATAAATCAGGTAGCCCGCAGCGCCGATGGCTGCGGCTGCGGCGATCCATGGTGCGGCAGCAATGGCGAGGGCCGCGAAGCCTGTCGATGCGCCCCCTGCTGCTGCACCGGCCGCTGCGGATGCTGCCGCTGACGTTGTGAAGGCGGCGGCGAGCGGCGCGGCGAGTTTCACGATGCTGCCGGCGACAGCGAGGAAGGGGCCGAGCGCGGCGGCGATGCCTCCCCCGATCACGATGGCCTTTTGCATCTCGGGCGAAAGGCCGGTGAAAGCGCCTGCGAGTGACTTGATCGCGTCGGTGATGACAGGGATGACAGGGAGGATCGCTTCGCCGATTCCGTCCATCGCCTGATCGATCGCGACCTGTGCCTGGCGCCATGGCTGGGTGTCTGCGGCGGCCTGCGCGGCGCCTCCGAACTGCTTGGCGACCTCGTCGAGGATGATCCCCTGCGCCCGCGCGGTCTGCCCCGTCTTGGTGAATGCTTCGATCTGGGCCTTCTGCGACGCGGTGAACTGGACCCCGACCTTGGTCAGGGCCGTGATGCCCTTGATCGGATCGTTGAGCGCTTTGCCCAACATGATGGCGGCGGACTGGGGATCGCTGCCCATGCGGGTGGCCATGTCGATCGCGGCCTGCTGTGCGCGATCGAACTGCTCCCCGGCGACATTCCCGAAAGTCAGCAAATTTGCCGTAACTTTGGTCAGGATTTCATCGGCGGCGAAGAGAGACCGCATCTCCATCTTGTCGGCGTTCTTCGCCAACTCGTCGGCCGTCTTGCCCGATACCGCGCCCATGGAGGTGAGCGCTGCCTCGACCTGGCCCATGGCGGCGCGCTGTTCCTGTGCGCCCTTGACCGCTGCGGCGCCGATGGCCGCGAGTGGCAAGGTCAGCCCGATCGTGAGGTTCTTGCCAAAGTTCTGCATCGACGAGCCGATCTTTTCGAACCGCTTCTGCGCGGCGCGAAAATCCTTCTCGGCAACACCGAGCCCGGAGCGGAATGTACCGGAATCGAGCCCGAGCCTGACAAGTAGGGAGCCGACAGTTTCAGCCATCTCGTTTCACCCTTCGTATGGTCATGTTGTTATTGTCGCTCGCTGCAATGCTGCGGAACATCGCCAGCACCTTCCGGGACCCAGCTTCGCGTTCGGCCATCTCTTCATCTTCTGACAGCGGCGGCTTCGGTAGATATTCAGCGAGCGGCTTGACCTTCTTCTCGTGGGCGAAAAACTCACCCCACCAAGCCCCAGCGATCACATGGGCGTAATCATCGCGACGGCGTTTGGCGGCGCCGAGCATCGCAGCGTTGAACGTCGCGAAGGTCTGGTCCCAGAAGAGGTCCGGTCCCAAACCCGCAGAGGCCCAATTGGTCAGCATCGCCATGTAATCTACGGGTGCGTCTGTCCGGTCTTCGGCGCGTTTCCCGGCGCGCCCTCGGGGGAAGCTTTGCCGCCGCCGAAATATTGCCCGAGACCTTCAACGAGCCAGGTCGTCACCTGTTCGAGTCCCGCGGCGTCGATCAGCTCGTCGGCCGCTTCACGCGACATCGGGTGGTTCGCTTGCAGGGCGGCCCACCACACGGCCGAAATGGTGTTCATGGCGGCGGAATTCTCACGGAAGGCGCTCATCAGGCTGACGCCGAGTTCCTGTTCGGCGAGGCGGGCCATGCCGAAGTTGAATTTCAAGGTATGGGCGGTGCCGCCGATATCGACGATCTTTACCGAAGGGGTCGTTGCGTTGGTCACGGATATTTCCTTAGTTGGGATGTGGCGGCATCGCCGCGCGGGTTGCTAGATCACGGAATATTCGGCTCGGGGGCAGCGCGAGAAGCGCGGTTCATTTTGTCGAGCGCATTGACGGCTGCGACCTTTCCGGCTCGGGCCGCGTCGAACAGTACGTCGATCAATTCCCGACGGCGCATCGCGTACCCGTCGGCAAGCTCGTCGGCGAAATGCTTGCGCATCGTGTCGGCATCAATGCCGAGCGCCCGAGCAATCGTAATGTCGGACTCTCCGCAGAACTTCATCCGCTCGACGGTCTGACGCGCTTCGAACGTCACGCGATATGCGGGGCGACCTCGACTATTCAGTTTGATTATTTCGGTCATTTCACCGTTTTTCCTGAAATTTGCCCGTCACGAAAAAAACTCTCTTTATGCCTCCCCAACCGGTACGCCGTCCCCATTGCCTCTGGAGTCTTCGACGGCCCCCCCGGCCTCGGGTGCCTCATCGGCCTTCAACATCACGCCAAAGGCCTTCAGCCAGAGCGTGCGGTGGAGTTTGCCGCGCGCTTCGGTCACGCGCTCCTTGTGAAATTCCGCAGCATCGGCGATTTCAGCATCGGGGCGACCGGCCTCCTGCAATGCGGTGGCGGTATTATCCCATGCCCGCTGGCAAAGCGTATCGTATGCTGAGAGGCCGGCGATCACGACGCGGTCGACGTCGATCAAGGTGTCAATGAAAGTCATGGGCGGTTGCCTTCGCTGGATAGTCGAGCGGAACACCCGCCCGTTTGATCTCGGTGGATACGAGCTGGCCGATGTCGGCCCGCTGCTTGGCGAGGTTGTCGAGGCAGGCGGCGATGTAGATATCGATCTCCTCTCGCGACCGACCCTGCGCAGCGAGCAGAAGCCGGGTCTCGGTTTCCTTCTCCTCGACCAGCCGATCGAACTCGGCGAGCGCGCGCTCCTTCATTTCTTCTTCGACGGTCATGCCGGGGGCCTCGAGTCTTTGCCGTCGCGTCCCTTGCGGGCGGCGATCATCCAGCCACTATCGGGCGTGTCGGGCCGGTCGCAGGTCCTGCGGAGGGCCGACCAGGAACTGCCACCCCAAACGACGGTATCTCCATGGGCGTATGTCTCGCCCTCTTTCCAAGCGCCGCGGAAGATGGGCACAGGGATTTCGAAGGACTGGTCGCCGGTCGCCGATTTGAACGTGAAGGTTCGGCCGTCCTCACCCTGTTCGATCTCGAAGGCGACTGCCGCGGGGCCGGCGCTCTTCGTCATCAAGCCCTTGGCCTTCCGAAGTTCGCCTTCCAGCTTGGCAATGCGCTCGAAGGCGTGGGTGATGAGCGCGTCGAACTGAAAGCGCAGGCCGCCGCATTCGACGTGAATTGCATAATCCGCAGCCGAAGCCTTCTTCCCGGCGAGTTTCGCGATCCACTTCTCCGTAAAGCGATCCGCCTTGGCATCATCGACCAGTGTATCCAGGTCGGGCACATGGCTGCGCGCCGCCGAGGATGACCGGGACGCGCTGGGCGTGGCGCGACGGGATTTCGCCAACGTCACAGGCGCACGACCCTGACCTTGCCCGATTGGCGGGGGCGGGCTGTTCGCTGATCGCGGCGAATGCGGTCGTGGGCAAGGTGGAGGTCCACGGGACCGAGTTTGACGACCGGGCGTGGAATACCCACTCGCTCGCGAGCGGCACGCTTCAGGGCCGCTTCGGTCTTCCACTTGCCGATGAGCTTTTCCTTCTCGGTGAGCTTCACGACGCGCAGGGCGGGCTTGCCGACCGTGATCTGTCGGACGCTGCTTGGCGCGCGCTTCAGGCCGGTGATCTGGGCTTCGGGATTCATCGGCACCGCGCAGGCCGACAATTCCAACCACTCCCACCGCGTGAACCGTGCCCCGCCACCGGGGAGGTTCACCCAATCAAGCGCCCTGAAGCCGATCGACACAGCCTTGCGGGTGCCGGCGCGGAGAAGATCCCATGCCCGGTCCAGAAAGTCCTTGGCGAGACCGGGATGCGCGATCTTGTAAATGCGGGCACGAAACTTGATGCCTCGAGAGGTGACTTCGGCGGCCTCGATTTCCCCAACTGCCTGCGAATGATCGTGGTCGAACAAGAATGGGATCGGGCGTGCCACGAGGTCGAACTCGACGCCATCGGGCTCCACGATATCGCCCGCGCGATCGATGGCGTTCGTTGTGGCCCAGCCCTCAACGATGCGCTGGTCTTCGTCGATCGTCTTCAGTTTGAGATTGGAAAAAACTCGATCCATTCGGGCCTCCTATTGACCCGAATATCCCTCACCGTCGCTGCCGTGGCGATGTGGTTTCGTGCGGTTTCGTGCGGTTTCGTGCACCTATATTTAGCCCGGAGCCCCCGTTTCGATCATCCAGCGAGCAACATCGTTCAGCCGATAGGAAACACGGCCGCCGAATTTGGAGAAGGTGATCGGGCGATTTGCCATGCGCCAATTGCGCAGGGTGTCTGGCGCCTTGCCAATCAACCAGGCCGCAGTTTTCTCGTCTACGCGATCGTCGCCGAAGACGCTCTTGCCGTTCGCTTCACAGGCCATCCGCAAGCTGATGGCGGTCGTTTCGATTTCGAGATCATCGGCGCCATGCACGAAGCCTGTCCCGTCGCAATGCCGACATGGGATCATCGTGCGATCTCCCCAAGGGCACGCCACATTGAACACTTTCGATATTCAATCTGGCATCGCGGAAATTTCAGACCCCCCACGGTGTCCACCTCCCTGTTACGGAAATTGGAAATGCCCCCGGTCATTCTGCCATCTCCATCGCGAGATGCTCGGCCAGCGCTTGGCGCCGGTCGTCGTCGAGCTCGGCCGCCAACAGGTTAGCGCCGATGGGATCGTGCCCGGGCGGGCGGATCAGGTGGCCTGCTGCCCATCCGCCACCGACAGCTGCCCATCGGGTCAGCCAGGCGGCGGGGTTGAAGGGGTCAGGCTTTTGCATCGGCAATTGCATCGGCAATCTCCTCGGACAGGCGCAGCGCTTGCTGCCCCGTTGGTTGGTCGATGTATTCTTCGAAAACCTTGCCCAGCCAGGCGACCAGCATCTCGGCGTCATCGGCTCTGATCTTGGACCACCGCATGCCTATCGAACGCCATGCCCGGTCGAAGCAGGCGACCCGAGCGGAGACCGGCAAGTCCGCGATATTGTCGGGCAAATGATCTCGGAAATGATCCCCTGATTGCCCCGCGATTTTTGAATCGCGCCGCTTAGCGGAATTTCTTTTACCCGTTTCTACGGAATATCTTTCCCCGCTTTGCGGAATATATTCGAGAGAACTTTCGGTGATATTTCCGTTGCTTGACTGGGGGGCAGGGCAAACTACTTTTTGGACCTCTCCAGTCTCAGGGCAAACTATCTCGCGGAAATTGTTTGTGTCAGGGCAAACATTATTGAGGGGATTGTTTGCCTCAGGGCGAAGAAAATCCTCGGTCTGGGGCAGGACATCATCATCGGTATAGACCACGCGATACGTGTGCTGCCGCTTGTCGGTTTCGCGCGGTTCGCGCACGAGATATCCAAGCCGGATCATCTTGTTCACTGTGGCGCTGAAGTTCGAATAGTTGCGATCGATCCAGCCCGACATGAGCCTATGAGAAGCCCATGCACCCTGTCCTTTGCCGGTCGAATGACTGAGCCGATCGAAGGCGGCGATGGATGCGAGCACCCGAAGATCGCCATCGGTCAGATTGCTATCACCGACAGCGCGGAGCGGTATGGCTGCGAAATATGCTTTGCGCGCCATCAGCGGGTTTCCCCATTATTACGGCTTGCCGTAGAAACCGGCGTGGGTAGCAGGCGGGTCAGTTGCTGGCGCTCATCCTCTTCGGCGGCGAGCGCAGCATTCATGCGTGCGATGTCGACGATCTTCTCAATCTCAACCTTGAGCAACGCGGCGATCTGGTCAGGTGCAAGGGCCTCGAGCTGGCAGGTTTCGCCCGTCCAGCCTTTCGATCGGCTGTCCGTCGTCTTGGCCGGGGACGTGGGCAGGTGATAGGCCGTCACCTGCGCCCAGGTCAGCGCGACACGGACGAACTCGACCTTTACCAGCCCATTGGCGCGATCGGCTTGAACGAACGCCTGCACGTCCTCTGCGGCCACATCGAACATGGACTTCCCGGATGGATCGAGGTCGCCCAGGTGCAGGATAAACGCTGGCTTGCCGGTCGCACAAATCCTGTCCGCGAGCGCCTTCTTCGCGGTCAGGCTGTCGAAGCCCGAACTCGAATAGGCGCGGATGGAATATTGATGTCCGATCCGCGCGAGCTGTTGAACCATCCCGGCCGCCTCGCACCAGATTTCCGTATGCACGTCCTGATCGGCCATCAGGTCGCGCCGGTAGTTCTCGGCACGTTCACGCATTACCGCCCTGAACGCATCGGCATCGGCGTAGTGGTCCATTGTGAGCGTCATCACGCCGTCGTCGCGGATAGCAGCGAACGGGATCAGCCGCGCGCGCCGGGCGTTCGCGACATGATGACACAGCGTCGAATAGAAGGCCTCGCTCTTGTCGAAACCATGCGCGCCGACGAGGCGATAGAAAAGCTGCCGGGCGGTGAGCGGCCAGTGCTCGCGATATTCGTCGAGCACCGCTTGGACGATCGCCAGCAGGGCAAGGGTGCGGGACTGCGGGCGATAGTTATCGATGTAGCCGCGCGGGCGCCCCACCTTGCGAGGTGAGGCGTCGCGCGCGGAGGGGATGAGGCCCGCCATGCCTCAGACCCCGTCGTCGCAGATGTCGTCGTCGGCCACGCCGCAACCGGGGCCATTGCCCAGCGTCGCGAAATAGGCGCACTCGTCATCCTCTGCGCGGTTGCCGTCCGTCTCGTCGCCGGCAAGCTCCAGGTCGGGGTCGCCGTCCGCGAGGTCGAGCAAGGCGATCGCCACCGCAATGAAGCCCTCCAGCTCTTTGCGGCTATGCTGGGCGAGGATGCGCAGGACGGGAGCAGGGGGAACGCCGCGCGCGATGCTGTTCAGCGGGATAGGGGCGTTCATGACCCGGCCCCTTTCGCGATGTTCGCCTGAATCTGACCCATCGCCTTGTCGATCGCGGTCAAATATTCATGCGCGACCGTCAGAATGCACATGGCATCCGCGAATGCCCTGTCCTGAGCTTTTCCCGGTTCCATGCCGTCTTTCGCGAAGCAGGCGGCTTCCTGCGCCGTGTCGAGCAGGATCAATGCCCGCTCATGCGCGCAGTGGACGACGTCGAATTGCAGGAAGGGCGAGTCGGTGGGGTTGAGCACGATCATGCCGCACCGCCGATCGCGGCCAAGGCCGCCGCATCCGCTTCAAGGCGCGCCATCACGGCATCCCAGCAATCGTGCCCGCCCGCCATGCCGCCCAGGCGAATCTCGACTATCTTCTCGTGAAGCTCGGCAGGGGTTGTCGCGGGGGTCAGCAGCAGTTCGACCCGGCGATCGTATGTGGCGCCATAGATGGCGTCCGCGATGATCTGGGTTACGTCGATGTCTTGTCCCGGCGGGTTCGGATTGCCCTCGAAGGTTTCCCAGAATGTTTCGGCGGCTTTGAGTTCGGCCAGGCATTCGCGCGCGGTCTCGAACGCCTCTGCGGGCGGCGATTTGCTCATGGTCGGGATTCTGCTATGTGCATTCATGTCGATTTCACTCCTAGCGGGGGTTTCGATCCGGCCGTCGATCGGGGTCCACTCCTGGTCGGCGGCCTTTTGCGTTCACGCGGCATCGCTGCGGAACGCGGCATTGATTTCGCTGCGACGTGCAAAAATCTTGCGGCCCCGCTTGAACGCCGGGAGCAGGCCTTGTCGGATCAGCCGACCCGTCACCTGCTGATCTTCACCGACGAAATCGGAGATCTCTTTGACCCCAGAGAGGAGGTCGTCTTTTAGTGCGTTCATGGTGCATTTTCCTTTCGTTAGCTTTTAATGGGATAGAGGTGTATCCGTAATCCTCTATGACCTTGCGCTGGGCGCGCGTCAAGGGATAGAGGTGTGTCTCTATTCAAGGAGATTCGGTTGTCCGTCGAAATGTCATTCGCAACGCTTGAGACGACGCTGGCTGTCCACTTCGGGATACCTCCCGATGATTATGGAAAGTTCAGGGCGCGCATTAAGCAATTGCAGCGTCTCGGATTCCCGCCAGGCGTAAATGTCGGTCGAGGAACGAAATTCGCCTATACTGTAGATCATTTCCTTCAGTCGGGTATCGCGCTCGAATTGCTGAACAGCGGGCTCACAGGAAAGCTCGTTACCGACCTAGTTACGGAACATTGGCAAAAGATTGGTGCCGGTATTTGGGCCGCACACGATAGGAGCCCGAGGAACCCTTGGTCTGAACATAGGGGGCCTGATGTGCATCTCGATATCGAAGTGCAAGGCTTGAAAAACTCAGACGGAAAATTCGCGCGGATCCAAGTCGAAGACGATTACTCACGCCTTGAGCCCATCTTTTCAGTTGGTCGCCAGCGGTGTGTGGTCTCTGTAAATCTGACAGCATTTTCTAATGATATTTTGGAGAACCTTTTTAAGGTTGGGCAATTTTCTGAATACTCGGTCCAAAATGCTATAAAGAAATACGGCAAGATCATTCCAGAGCTGAAATCACCCAGTTTTTTGAACAAAGGGTTTGAGTGGTATCGGGTCGGATTATTTGATTCTGGGGGCAATGATTTGTCTCATGGCTAGCATCCGCAAACGCCTCTGGCCCGGCCCCGACGGCACGGAAAAGCAGGCCTGGATCGTCGACTATCGCGACGGCGCCGGCAAGCGTCGCTTCAAGCAGTTCCCCCGCAAGAAAGATGCCGACGCATGGCTGACCAGCGCGGCGTGGGAAGTCTCGCGCGGCACGCATACCGCCGACAGCCAAAGCGTCACCGTCGCCCAAGCGGCCAACCTATGGGTAAAGGCGGCTGAAGCGAACGATCGTGAGCGCGGGACCATCGAGCAATACAAGCAGCTGCGCGACCTGCATATCGTGCCCCTGATCGGCGCTGAGAAGCTTTCCCGGCTATCCCAGCCCAAGGTCGAGGCATTCCGCGACCAGCTTCTCGAAACGCGATCGAGGGACATGACGGGGAAAGCGGTGCGCGCCCTGTCTCGGATCCTCGGGGATGCGCAGCGCCGCGGACTCGTGGCGCAGAACGTGGCGCGCGACGTGAAGGTCACGCGGTCGAAGCGCGACAAGCCGAAAGTCGTCATCCCGGCCAAAGAGGAATTGAAGGCGCTGCTCGACAATGCCGAAGGCGGGCTGAAGCCGCTCGTCATGGTTGCGATATTTGCCGGCCTTCGCGCATCGGAGCTTCGCGGCCTCCGTTGGATGGATGTCGATCTGCAGGCGATGACGATCACCGTTGCCCAGCGAGCCGACAAATATTGCCAGCTCGGGCCGCCGAAATCCGAGGCGGGATATCGCACCATCCCGATCGGCGAGGCGCTGGTGAATGAGTTGCGCGTCTGGAAGCTGCAATGCCCTAAGGGCGACCTCGGGCTGGCCTTCCCGAATAGCGAGGGCGGGGTGATGGATTATTCTCACCTCATGAAACGCCGATTCGACCCGCTCCAGGTCAAGGCCGGCGTCTGCGATCCCGTGCTGCTCGATGGGAAGCCAAAGCTGGACAAGACGGGGATCGCCGTCATGCGCGCGCGCTATGGGCTCCATAGCCTTCGCCATGCTGCCGCGAGCGCCTGGATCAAGCAGCGCATCGACCTGAAGCGGTTACAGGTCTGGATCGGGCACGAGAACATCGAATTGACGCTAGACACCTATGGTCATTTGATCGCAGACAGCGAGGGAGACGCTGCGCTGGTTGCTGCGGCGCAGGCGGAGTTGTTGGCATGA